ATTGCCAAGATGTTTGAATATCCCAAGCATAACCCATCAAGCTCAACACGAGCAAGATTACAAAATACAGTCTAATAATAATCATATATCTATCTCCTTATAATAAACTGTCTCATCAGCGCACGGAGTTTATCCCGTACGGACACCCCGGAGGGTGTTTCGACTTAAGAATTTTTATACATTTCAATCTCAGACTTAAGATTCTTAATGATAGCTTCTTGCAGCTCAATGATTCTTTTATTGCTCTTGTGAATCGATTTGTCAAGCTCTCTAATTCTAATCGAGAATCTTTTGTGAGCAATCAATTCCTCAAGCCAAGCTTTGCTTACCACTGTAGCAGTTTCATTTACATCAGACATATCAATCTCCTTCCAAACAGGCCAAAAAAAGAAACCCCAACCGAACGGGCCGAGCGAACGGGAAAGGGGGGACGCACGAACAGACGCAAGTACCCAAAACAACAATCTATACATTTTTATTGCCTAAGAAGACCCCCAAAAAATTCAAAAGGTATAGACCCCTATTAGAAATTTTTTTATTATAAGAGGATGATATGGCTAAAACAGAATCTAAAGTTAATGAATCTGGTAACTATACTCGTCCATCTTTAAGAAGAAGGCTTTTTAATCGAATAAAAGCAGGTAATAAAGGTGGAAGACCCGGACAATGGTCTGCTCGAAAAGCACAAATGCTTGCCCGTGAATATAAACAAAAAGGTGGGGGCTACAAGTCGTGACAACCTTAATGGTTAACTTGCCGACCAATTATATTTGGGTAAGAAAAGAATATTTAACAGATCATACTGAAGGACACGGTGAATTTGTTAAAGGTGTTTGGGTAACAGCAAAGTCACTCCCAGGAAGGTCTTTTTATTTCGAAACGTATTTACCCGACTATGCAGCCCTATATGATAAGCTACCTATTTCAGCTTTTCTTTTCGAACCCGAAACGCCCGAAATAGATTTACCATTAGATGAACTACAGTTTTGGAATTGTATGGATCACGGTGTTACTATCTTAGAAAAACAATTTATTGGGAGTATGCGAGTAGAAGTTTTTACAAAACGCAATGGTGTAATAGATGGGGAGTATTTATTTACTCTCGACAACTATCATGCGAACCCCCAGATAATAGATTGCAATGTTAGTGAAGTACCCCAAGAACATAAGTCCCATAACTGTATTTTATTGGAGAATGGGCAATTTGCACTTTACCCAAATAATCGATTAAGATTTTTTGATTTGTCGTTGACCCCGGAAGAAGTCCAGACACCTGACTTTAAAGTATCTACACGATACTACGAAGTAGAAAAAGATAAAGACTGGGGAAGACTCGGAGATACAGAGGAATATTTTTGGAAGACAAAAAATGAATGAAGAGTTATTAAGCGCATTAGTAAGAAAGCTTGAAGGTGAAATAGCAGTAGCCAGAGCTAATATTAACGTATATTTAAAAAGTTCAGTTGGAATTGGTGAACACCCCGATATAGTTGAAGCAATTGAAACACAAGTAAGTAAGATTGCTGAAGCTGATGAGAAGATTAAAACAATTGAAGAATACTTTGATGTGAGTTAAAGACATGGCAAAGACAAAACAACAAAAGTCGTTGACTAGATGGTCTAAACAAAATTGGAGAACGTCTTCAGGGAAAAATAGTGTTCAAGGAAAAAATGCTACTGGTGGTAGATATTTGCCTGATGCTGAATGGAAGAAACTAAGTGCGTCTGAAAAGAAAGCTACAAATGCTAAGAAAAGAAAAGATACTAAAAAAGGAAAACAATTTTCCAAGCAGCCCAAAAAGGTAGCCAAAAAGACGTCAGCTACTCGAAGGAAGACTTAAATGAAAAATAAGAGGACTTTAGAGCTTTTAAAAGAAAAAACAAAAAGACAAGCACTTAAAAACTATGAAACAGACTTTGAAGCGTTTTGTTTAGACAACATTAAAATCTTAACTAAAGATTCCTCTAAGGGGTTTATCCCATTCGAGTTTAATACCCCACAAAAATTAATTACAGAAAAAATTAATGAACAGTTAGAAAAAACCGGACGAGTAAGAGCAATTATTCTTAAAGCCCGACAACAAGGTATTAGTACGTATTGTGCGGCACGGGTGTTTTGGAAAACTTATTTTGTCCCTTATTCTCGTTCTGTCGTTATGGCGCATGATGCTGCAACCTCTGATGCTTTGTTTGATATGTCAAGAAATATTATTGACAACATGGATACAATATTCAGACCAACTTTAAAGAAATCAAATGCCAAAGAAATATTATTTGAAGAAAATAAGTCGGGGTATCGGCTATACACTGCAGGTTCTCCCGAAGCAGGTCGAGGAACAACTCCAACAATCGCCCACTTATCTGAGGTGGCATTTTGGACTCACGATGAAAAAATCTTGGCAGGGTTATTCCAAGGGATCTCCGAAGCAGACGGAACAGAAGTTATTCTCGAATCTACCGCTAACGGAGCTAGCGGCGAGTTTTGGCGACTCTACCAAGGAGCAATCAACGGAGAAAACGATTACGTCCCTATTTTTATCCCCTGGTTCTATACCGAAGAATATAGAAGAAAAGCTCCTCCCAGTTTCGAACTCACCCTCGAAGAGGAAGAAATTTCGGAAAAATACGATCTCGATAATGACCAGATATACTGGCGACGACTAAAGATTGCTGAAGGTGGAGAAAGAAAATTTCAACAAGAATACCCTTCTAATGCAGAAGAAGCTTTTATTGTTTCTGGAAATACAGTATTTGATCAAGAGAAATTAAATGATTTGGTAGCTATTGCGCCTAAAGCAGTTAGAGAATACAATGCTATTTCTGGCGAGTTTATAGAAGCAAGAGAAGGCTCATTAGAAATTTGGGATTATCCAAGTTTTGATGTGCCTTTCGTTATTGCAGCAGATGTAGCACAAGGTGTAGGACAAGACTATTCATGTGCAGTCGTAATGAACTCGGATAGAGAAATTGTTGCAATGTACCGAAATAATATTATTGACCCAACAGAATTTGGCGAAGTTCTTTTTTATTTAGGCAGATACTATAATAACTCACTTTTATGTGTTGAATCAAATAGTATTGGTTTGGCGACCCTGTTAAGACTCGATCAGATGCGTTATGTGAATATTTATCACCAAACAAAAGTTTCTGATTTATCGTCGAGCGATGGACCACGCCCTGGATTTAAAACAACAATGGCAACTAAACCTCAAATTATAGGTTTATTACAAAATGCAATAAATGAAGATGATTTGTATATTCCATCTTCTAATATTATAAGAGAATTAAAAACTTATATTTCTAAAGATTCTGGCAAAATGGAAGCAATGTCAGGTTGTCATGATGATACTGTTATTGCAGTAGCAATGGCATTAGAAGTATTAAGAACACATGGAAATAGATTAACATTAGATAAAGTGTCTTGGAGAGACAAGATTGGTTATCAAATGTTAGATGATGAAACAAATTGGTTATAGGAGAGAATAATGCCTGTTACAGAAAAATCTCTTGCAAATTTAAAACCAATTACCTCTCCCGAAATGGCTGAAGAATATCGTAAGAAAGGTTATGAAACCCGAATGCGAAATAAAGCTATTAGAGAAGAAATTAAAGAAAAAATGGAACAACTAGCAAAAGTCATTAAAGATGATGAAACAGCTTTTTCTGCGCTAGATGTCTTAAGATACAATATGTACGAAGCTTTGGAGGATGGTGATAAGCAAGAAGCTACTAGAATTGCAGCTATTATTGCAGAATACGAATCACCTAAACTACAAAGACAAGAAGTTAATCAAACGATTAATGCAGGTGATCTTACAGACGAAGAACTTGAAGCTGAAATTATTAAATTGAATATTGTTCCAGATTAAATAGTGCAGAATTAGAGGACAAAAATGTTTACGATGTATACAAAAGACGATTGTATTTATTGCGATAAAGCAGAAAAACTACTTCAAACTAATTTTGAAGAATACGAAATAATCGATTATCGATCTGACCCTGAAAGCTTAAAATTGTTTAAAAGAAACAGATGGTCAACAGTTCCCCAGATAATTAAAGGGAACTTACATATCGGTGGTTATGAAGAATTAAAATTGTATTTTCAAAAAGGTTATTATAAATCAAAGTTAGGAGTAGAGTAATGGACATTTATCAAAAATTTATACACTTATCAAGATACGCACGTTGGTTAGAAGAAGAAAATCGTCGTGAAACTTGGGAAGAAACCGTTACTCGTTATTTAACTTTTTGGGGTGACAAACTAAATGAAGATAGCTACAAAGAATTATATAAAGCCATTCTTAATATGGAAATTATGCCATCAATGCGTTGTATGTGGAGTGCAGGGGAGGCATTAAGAAAAAATAATGTGGCAGGTTATAATTGTAGTTTTATCGCAGTCGATTCACCGAGAGCATTTGATGAAACGTTATTTATCCTTGCGTCGGGTACAGGCGTAGGTTTTAGTGTTGAATCTAAATTTGTAAATAAATTGCCAATCGTAAATGATGTATTTACAACAACAGAGAGAATTATTCATGTCGCAGACAGCAAAGAAGGTTGGGCGAAAGCGATCCGTAAACAAATCGCAGATTTATACCTCGGGCAAATCCATACGTGGGATTACTCCCGAATCCGGCCTGCTGGCGCAAGGCTTAAAACAATGGGTGGAAGAGCAAGCGGCCCAGAACCGCTTAGACAACTCATGGAATTTATTACTAACACGTTTAAAAATTCAGCAGGACGTAAATTAACGCCTATTGAATGTCATGATATTATGTGTAAAATTGGAGAAATTATTGTAGTTGGTGGTGTTAGAAGAAGTGCAATGATTTCATTATCTGACTTAGGAGACCCTGAAATTAGAGACGCTAAATCCGGTAATTGGTGGGAACATTATGGTCATAGAGCATTAGCAAATAATAGTGCTTGTTATGAAATTAAACCAAGTATGGAAACGTTTTTAGATGAATGGAACTCTTTAGTTAAATCTAAATCTGGTGAAAGAGGTATATTCTCAAGAATTGCTGCAAAAGAAAAAGCAAAAGAAAACGGACGCAGAGATGTTGATTGGGATTTCGGAACAAACCCTTGCTCTGAAATAATTTTAAGACCTCATCAGTTTTGTAACTTATCGGAGGTAGTTTGTCGTGAAGATGATACAAAACTTTCTCTTAAGAAAAAAGTTAGAATGGCAACGATTTTGGGAACTTTACAGGCAACCCTTACCGATTTACCCTACTTGCGAAGTGTGTGGAAACATAATACTTCCGAAGAAAGTTTGCTCGGAGTGTCTCTCACCGGAATCCAGGACTGTCCAGTCTTACAGAACCCAGAACCGAAATTTTTAACGGAGCTAAAAAATGTTGCAATCGAAACTAATAAAGTTTGGGCAGAAAAGCTTAACATACCCCAAAGCACTGCTATCACTTGTATTAAACCATCTGGCACTGTGTCTCAGTTGGTTAATAGCGCATCTGGAATCCATGGTAGATTTTCTCCATACTATATCAGAACGGTTAGACAAGACAACAAAGACCCCCTAACTGATTTCTTTAAAGCCGAAAAAGTGCCAAATGAACCATGTGTAATGAAACCAGATAGCACAACAATTTTTAGTTTTCCAATTAAATCTCCGGAAGGAGCTATTCTAGCTAATGAACAATCGGCGATTGAACAATTAGAAAATTGGAAATTATTTGCAGTTCATTGGTGTGAACACAAACCTTCAGTAACAATTTATGTCCGTGAAGAAGAATGGTTAGAAGTTGGTTCTTGGGTTTATAATAACTTTGATTTATGTAGTGGAATAAGCTTTTTGCCTTATTCGGAGCATACATATGCTCAAGCTCCATATCAAGATTGTTCAGAAGAAAAGTATGAAGAAGCTTTTTCTAGTTTCCCATCACAAATTAATTTTGCAAATTTAGTTAATTATGAAACAAGCGATAACACAGAAGGCGCACAAACACTTGCTTGTACAGCAGGAGGTTGCGAAATTTAAATGTCAATTTATTCATCAGGTATAGCAGACCTCTTTGCAGTAGGTGTTATAGGTTTTTTTATTGGTTATGGTTTTCCTAGAGCTAATTGGTTAAAAAACATACAAATTAAAATTCTTAGTTTATTAAAAAATTATTTCGATAGATAAAAGGTGTAATTATGTCTCAAATACAAATTAAAAGAGGAGATACACTCTCTCAAATCGCTAGAGACAATAATATTTCGATTGAAGAACTTGTTCGATTAAATAATATTCAAGACGTAAATAAAATATATGCAGGGGATATGTTAACAATTGCATCGCCAAATTATCCAATGGCTGCCCCAACAACGCCCCCTACTGTATCATATCCAATGGCTGCCCCAACGTCAACAGCCCCTCCACCCGTAGCATCTACACCAACGCCAACAGTTATGGCAGCTCCAGAAACACCAACACAAATACCGCTACCAGAAGAAAGCCAACAAAATAATTTTGGGCCGCCTATACCAAGACCTAAAACAAAACCTACTACTAAAAAAAATACGCTTTCTCCTAAAGCAGCATTATATTTAAAGGGAGTTCCAGCTTATCAAGCATCAAAACTTTTTGGAAAACCACCTCCAGTATACACTGAAAAAGATACTGATATTTTTTCGCCTGAATATTTAGGTTCAGTTCAAGATCTTGTAGAACATTTTTACGGAGATAACGGTAAAGAAAACCAAGAAAAATTTATTGATAGTAGACCTAAAAAAGAAAAAGAAAAAATGAAAAAGGCTATTAAAAATAATCAAGTTAATTATGAAATGATTAATCATTTTTTTAAAAGTGATGACATTTTTAAAGATGGAGGAATTAATGTTGAGGGCATGGCATCTAATGTTAAACTTACATTAGGTCAATTTTCAGTTAAAAAAGATAAAAAAAATAATTGGAAAATTAGAGACCGTTATGATTTTTCACCAGTAAGTTTAGCTAAAAGTGTAGGTGGAGCAATTGACAAAGTGCATTATTATCCGCTTGCTAGATATGGAGGAGGTTTACTTGCACCTGAGTTATCAGGGGGAAAAAGCAGTAAACATGCGCCTTATATTAATTTAACAATTCCTAGAAGAGACAAAGACATAAGAGAAGTTTAAAATGGATTGGAATAGTTTTCCCAATTTTTCTAAAGAAGAATTTGATTGTAAATGCGGATGCGGTACAAACGAAATTGATTTAAATTTAGTTTTTAAAATACAAGAATTAAGAACTAAATATGGTAAAGGGTTAACTATATCTTCTGGATATCGTTGTCCAGAACATCCAAACGAAATTAAAAGAACGAGAGAAGGCCGTAAAGGTTCTCATACATTAGGTAAAGCAGTAGATATTAAATGTAGTGGCGCAGAAGCGTTAAATATTTTAGAGCTTGCTTTAGAATCAAAAAATTTTAAAGGTATTGGTATTAATCAAAAAGGCAATGGTCGATTTTTACATTTAGACATTGTAGAAGAAGAATTACCAAGACCAACTATTTGGAGTTATTAATGAATTTTATTGGGCCACTATTAGGTTTGGGGCAACAATTTCTGCAAAATAGAGCAGAAAAAGTAGCGGCTAAACAAAAATTAGAGGTTGCAAAAATAGAAGCGAAAGTTAAAAAAGTAACACAAGATGGCGACTGGGAAGTTGAAGCAATGAGTGCATCTGCGGATTCGTGGAAAGACGAGTTGTGGACAGTATTTTTTGTAGCTTTATTGTGTGCTTGTTTTGTTCCCCCTTTGCAACCATATATATCTGAGGGGTTTAAATTTTTAAGAGAGGACTGTCCGGACTGGTTATCGTATGGTATTTTAGCATCGATAGCCGCATCATTTGGTTTAAAATCTATAAGCCAATTTAGAAAATAATCGGAGGTCAGTGCAATGGTAGAGCCTATATCAACGACATTGGCGGGTATTGCACTAGTTCAAAAATCGGTTGACTTTATTAAAAGTAATTTAAACACAGTTAATGATATTAAAGATATTGCAGGTGCAATTGACTCGTTATTCGAAGGCGAAAAACAAGTTCAAAAACAAAGATTCAATGACAAAAGTATAATTGGTCAAACTAAAGATGCTGCTAATTCTGTTATTGATGCTAAATTAGCACAAGAACAATTAGAAGAGATGTCTATTTTAATAGATAATAGATTTGGTTATGGAACATGGCGACAAATTGTTGCCGAAAGAGCTAAACGAATTCAACAAGAAAAGGAAGCGGTTAAAGAACAAAAAAGAAAGGAACAAATTCGTAAACAAAGAATTAAAAAAGAATTAAAAACAGCAGGAATTGCATTTGGTTCTATTATTGGTTTTACTGCTCTTGTAATAATATTTTTATTAGTGTTTATAGTAGAGGCAAATTAATGGCAAAAGATCCTAAATTAGTTAAAGCAGGTGTTTCTGGTTATAATAAACCAAAACGAACACCTAATCATCCAACAAAAAGTCATATAGTAGTTGCTAAAGTTGGTGATAAAACTAAAACAATTCGATTTGGTGCGCAAGGCGTTCGAGGTGAAGGAAAAAATCCTAAAACAAAAGCAGGCAAAGCTAGGAAAAAGGCGTATTATGCACGACATAATGCTCAAGATTCTAACCCTAGTAAATTAAGCGCACGTTATTGGTCGCATAAAGTTAAATGGTAATAATATGGCTAATTTAAAACCGCCAATTTTAGATGACCCGGAATTCGATTCATGGTTAATTAATGCAACAGAATTAATAGAAGAAAATAGATCAGTTTTATTTTCTACAATTGATTTAAATACTTGGAGCATTACTGAAGACGAAAACGGAGATATCATTTTTAATAAAGAAGGCGTAGGAAAAATGAAATTAGATAGTTCAGGGAACTTAACAATTACTGGAACGTTAACACAATCTGGAACTATCTAGGAGAAAATAATAATGGGAAAGTCCAGAGATATTTCAAATATACTCAATGGCCCAACGCAAGTTGATGCAGGCGAGTTAGACGGTTTGGATAGCACCCACTTCCTTAATTATAATAACTTAACTAATACTCCAACAGGTCGAATTGCATTAACAGATTTATCAGTTCAAATTGGTTCAGGTACACAAAATTCAGCATTAACTTATAATGATGCAACAGGTGTTTTTACTTATCAACCGCCAACAGTTGATGGTGCATTATTAAGTTCTTTAAATTCTAGCGCAACTACTGCAGCAAACAATGCAGCTAACTCTGCAACATCTGCAGCAAGTTCAGCTACTACTGCAACAACAAAAGCTAGTGAGGCTTCTACTTCTGCAGGAAATGCGGCAACCTCTGCAACTGCAGCAGCTAGTTCTGCATCTACGGCATCTGGACATGCTTCTACTTCTACAACAAAAGCTAGTGAAGCATCTACATCGGCTAGTAATGCATCTACTTCAGAAACCAATGCAGCTACTTCTGCTTCAAATGCGGCTACTTCAGCTTCTAATGCATCGACTTCTGCATCAACGGCAAGTTCAGCATCTTCCACGGCAACTACTAAAGCCTCAGAAGCGTCTACGTCAGCTAGTAATGCAGCTACTTCGGAAAGCAATGCAGCATCATCGGCTTCATCAGCATCTACATCTGCTGGAACAGCAACAACAAAAGCAAGCGAAGCTGCTACTTCTGCATCTAATGCTTCTACATCAGCATCAACTGCTTCAACAGCGGCAACTAATGCTGCTAGTTCGGCAAGCAGTGCTGCTTCAGCACAAACTGCTGCAGAAAGTGCAAGAGATAGTGCATTAGCTGCATATGATAATTTTGATGACCGTTACCTTGGTGTTAAATCTTCTGCACCTTCAGTAGATAATGATGGTGATGCTTTAATTGCAGGCGCATTATATTTTGATAGCACTAGTGAAAAAATGCAATTATACACAGGTTCAGCCTGGGTAGATGCATATACTACTGGTTCAGGTTTTGCACCATTATCAGGTGCAACTTTTACAG